AAAAAGTTGCCATTATCCAAATACCTGGTTTGCTAAAATTAAACTTTCATTATCTGGTAATAGATGTTCATCTGCCACAAAACCCGTTAAATCATCATGGTTTACAAGATCATTACCCCCTACTTCATGATCACTTGCATGGGGTTCTGGATCAGTTGTTTCTGTAAAATTAAACTCTTTTTTTGCTCTGTCATATTTCCAATAACCATCATTATCACTATGAATAGGTGATCTTACCCTTATCCCACCTATATATATAGATTCACCCTCTACATAAAGACTTCGACTATGTATATCTTTATTAAAAACAAGATCACCATTCTTATCTTTAGAAAAGAAGTTGTCCTCAGTCTCTCTTTGAAGTCTGATAACATCTTCATCCTGTGGTTTTTTGCTATATCTAAATCTATCGGCCACGCCAGTAACCTCCAGGCATATAGTCTATTGTAATACCGTGATATTCAAAATTTCCACCCTTTATAGCAGTAGCAGCAAATCTGGTTGAAAAAGACTCACCCATTATCGGCCCAAAGAAATAGCTCTTGGTTGCTGCATAAGCACCTATCGGAGAATCTAAATACTGTGTATATCTACTCGTCCTACCACTTGCATCATCTTGGTATTCGTATAGAGTAAATGTAACTCTATTTGTTGCTCCGGAAGCAACATCTTTTTTAATTCTATGTCTGTGAGAAATAGGAATACCAATTTCACCATCTATGCTACTAAGTCTGATTAATGGCGATTCATAAGCCATCGCTATTGAGCTACCATTACCAGCACCATAATCTTCTTTATCATTTACACTTGTGTTATCTTCAAATTCATAGAAAGTTGTAGCATTCCAGCCTATATATTCCTCTGCGTAATTTTTAAAACATCCATAGAAAGCTATGTTACCATCATACCATGTCCATGTTTTAACCCTGGTATTATATACAGCAACTCCCTGCCCCCTCATTGTAAAATATAGCCTATCTTTACCGTCAACGTAAAAGACATTTGGTGGATAAGTATCTTTGTTTAATTGAATAAAATAATCTATAACCGGATAATGGATATTGATTAATCTCGATCCATCAAATGCGTGTATGCCCTTTGTGCTTACATAGTAAATTATATCGTTCACCTTATAAAAAGCATGACTATTATGTGCTCCAGGCTCAAACGTTTGTTCCCATCGTCCATCGTAGAACATACCCATCTTTCGATCTTTAAAAATTATAGCACGACCATTTAACTCTGTAATACCATTTATGGCTTCACCAACCCCCACATCGAAATCATAGTAATCATGGAAGGCCAAAGCATCAGGAGCATTATCTGCACTACGTAGGATTCTATTTTTATACGTTTCCCCATCATGGTTAAAGTTAGCTAGATGGAGTTGGTCATTAACCCATGTAAAATATTTACCATTTATTAATCTCGGTTTTACGGTGTCGCTAATACCAGAAGATTCTAAAAAAGTTGTTGTGGAAATTGTATCTTCAGTTGTATCATCTGTATAATCATAATAAAATAATTCATGGTCATCTTCATCATCTTCCCAAGTTGAACTATTTATATCTATTTGTTTTAAAAACTTGTAATCAGTTGAAGGGAATTCCTCGTCCTGTGATGTTGTATTTGCTGCTCTATATATATTTATATATTCCACTCTATACAATTCATCAAGATAATCAGCATGAGCTATTACCCTTAAATTCACCTTATTGTCTACTGGTACATTAACAAAAATTGGATCTGATAAAGTGTACTCTTGCCCGTCCTGATCTACCAGACTTAGTTTATACCAATAAGTTCCAGCATCTAATTTCCCAGATTCACTTGAAACATGGTTTATTCCTATTAACCCTGGATATCCTGTCTCGACATCAGCTATGTCTTCTAAAGTTCCATATTTACTTGAAACAGCCATCATAGTTGTAAGACTGGTAAAAACTAAGGCTTTCGGTTCATCAACATTTTCTTCGTCATCCGGACCACCTGCTATATCCGTTCCATCATATATAAAAACATGACCATCACCATCTTGATCGGTAATATATAACTCGTCATTTACATCATCATAATGACAATATTGTGCATCAACTGGCGTAGCGTCCGTATCACTCGCAGATACCATTCCAGATTTATCATAAGCAGATATATCACCTGCTTCCAAAACATAATACAGACCAATATTGTCTGTATCGTCACAACAAATATCTAAAATATCATCAATAAGATCAGAATCATCCAATGCCATATCGGTAACACCAACTTTCAGAACAATACCATCGTCTGCATCTGTTATCGCTATAAAAAGATTTGCCTCATCAGCACACGCTCCACCAAGATTAGAATTAGCATCCACCCCAGATAAAGAATCTGAAACATATTCCCCTTCCAACTTCCATCCATCAACGTCAATCTTCCACGCCACAACTTCATCAACCTGGTGTCTACCAACAGCATATAGAATTTCAGCATCATAAGGTCTACATAACACTATATCTCTACCTGCTGTAGCTGTTTCTGTCGCACCATCCGGGTGAACATCAAACCTCTCTACAAGGCGAAAACTTGTATCTCTTTTTTCTATATAAATACTGTTTAAAAAACTCACATAGTAAAAATCATTAATATAAACCATTGACCTGATATTAGAAAACATCCCATGTGGACAAACTAATTGAGATTTTGTAAGTATATAACCTGTGTACTCTTTTACATTTCCAAATAATGCTGTGTTATCATCTATTTCCCGATCAACATATCCATACCACAATATATAATTTGTAGAACTATTACCAGTAGTAATTAGAACATGATCCTTATACCCTAAATAATAGTTTTGAAACCCAGATTCTAAAGTAGCACCTGTCGGTAAAGACAGTGACGCGGGCGCGCCCCCATCTGTCATTGTTTTTAAAGTCCCGTTATCATTGACTATTAACACCGTCTCACTAGCAACCTCATACCTATATTCAAACACACTGACTAAAGATGTGAATGGATACCCGGACAAAGCCTCGTTATATTTCTTTACACTACCACCACGTATTTTTAACGCACCAACATCATCATCAACGTTTAAGTTAGTACATACGTGACAATATTGTAATGGTAATTCAGGGTAATTAATATCCTGCTTTAACCCTTTAAACTTATTTATACTAAACTTTGGCATTAATAATTATCCATTTGGTAATATACATCCTCAGTTTCAATGGGTTCATCACTTTGATTTATCATAAACTCATTAGCCTCTCCGACCATTCTTTCAAACTCACTCATATAAAACAGAGATTTACTCGCCCATGCTTTATTTAAATGACCAACCATACCAAATATTCTTGATACTGCATAATACACCATAGCATCATGCCATTCTGGCTGTACTTCTGATTCATCATCATCACCAGAAAGAGTAGAAGGTCTAAAAAAACCATCGATTTTTATAACATTATCATCCTCACCACAAATAGGCCATGTTCCAATTCGTATTCCAGTGTACGCCGTTGGCGCAGTTACCGTAGCAGCATGAACGTTTCTAACCCAATAATAATATGGTGTCCCATAACTATATTCTTTGGGGAGATTTGTATATCCACCAGGCCAGGGTTTTAAATGTCTACCGTTTTCAGTACCATCAACGTACCGTACTAAATATGGTATCGCAAGATTAGCAAGAGCAGCAGCATCACTTTTATCATACTCAAACTGTTCCTCTACCGTTGTAATACTAACAGTACCTTCAATACATTTAGTCTTACGGGCAAATGTTATATTGCCTCTATTTATATAACCCTTCAATTTAGTTAGGGAATACTGGGGATGATCTTGTACTTCCTGTAATAAATCAAGGGCATCTGTTTGTTGTTCCGAAAATGTCATCGTAACTCCTTAATAAAAGAAGGCCCCTTGTGAGGGCCTATCTCTTAAACCAACCCTTGGATAAAGGCTTCTACATATCCAGCCGTATTAGCTCCAACAGCCTGCAATGCAATCACAGGTGTAGCAGCCATAGCAAAAATAGCCGTATCTGATGTCGCAGCCGGACCACCCATCAATGCTCCTGCAAGCATATCCGTAGCAACTGTCGCTCCGGGGAATAATGCTTCATTCAGAACAACCGCAAGATTAGTAGTCCCACCAACTAACACCGCAGGACAATGCCCACCAACCTGTATGAATCCATACTGATTTATTGTAATTGTACCAACTGCAATACCCATTACTATCTCTGTAGCAGCATTAACCGGTTCAACTACGTTAGGATGATACGCATAAAGAACTTCACCATCAGCAAAAGCTTCACCAATTAAATCCTCAAAATAAATATCCGCGTCTGTACTTTCAGATATGTCAATTGCGTCATGGTAAGCTATCCTATTACCGAATCCTTTACCCGCCGCAGCAGTCTGAGAAACATAATATCCACGGTATTCATTTGCATCTGTATCTGACGCAACTGTATCTACGTGAAGTTTATTGGTGTCACTTGCAGTATTTACCGTACCATCTACCACAACAGTCGTATCCCACGCAGCTTTTACTACTGAAGTAACAGCCATACCCTGAGCCAATGCTGCACTAGCCTTTACATAACGATATGAATTACCTAATGTATCAGAAATAACTGTACCTAATTCATATTTTCGGGTTGAATCATCGTCGGCAATTCCTCCAACAGGAGGTATCTCGCCAAATCCACTTGCTTGTAATGTACTCATTATTTAACTCCTTCTTTCTATACTAACCCTTTAATAAAAGCTTCAACATGACCAGCCGTATTAGCTGCCAACGCTTGTAGTGCTATAAGTGGCGATAAGTGCGCTTCGTGTATATCCGTTTCTGCACTTCCAGCCATACCAATACCAGCACCGGCAATCGTGTCTGTAGTTACCGTTGCTCCTGGAACTATTGGTTCATTCATAACAACAGCAGCCGAGGTTGTCCCACCACAATAAACTACAGGGCAATGACCACCTATCTGGACAAAACCGTAAGAACCAGCAGCGATTGTACAAATACCAACACCCATAATAATCTCTGTCCCGGCATCTGTGTTTTCCATCAAATACGGATTGTAAAGCAGAAGAGGATCATTATTATCCCAAGTCTCGCCAAGATTATCTTCAAGGAAAATATCACCTTCTGTGCTTGCTTCATATTGAAAAGAATCATGGCTTTTAATCTTATGCGCTCGTCCAGCATCAGCCGTATTCGTTGCCTCAGCACCAGCTACTGACAAAAAATATCCACGAAGCTCATTCTTAGCAAAATCCGCTAAAAAGGCATCAACATGAATTTTATTTGTTGCGTCAGAAACACCTAACGCACCATCTACTAAAACAGCAGTTGGCCAAGCTGCTTTAGCTACCGCAGTTACCAAACCGCCTTGAAATAAAGCTTCGTTTGCTTTTACATACCTATATGAATTTCCATACGTATCAGAAATTACCGTTCCAATCTCCATTTTACGAGTTGTATCATTTCGTGTAAGACCTCCTTCAGGAGGAACCTTACCGAATCCACTTGCTTGTAATGTACTCATTTTAACTCCTATCTATAAAAGAAAGAGGGGTTTCCCCCTCTATCTATACCAGTCCTTTAATAAAGGCTTCAACATAACCAGGCGTATCCGCTGCAACATCTTGCAATGCCATAACCGGTGACACAGCAGCCGCCATAATTTCCGGTTCATCACTTCCTGCCATACCCCGACCTGCTCCTGCTATCTGCTCTGAAGCAACTGTTGCACAACAAACTATAGGTTCATTAAGCGTAACAGCAACCGCAGCAGTACCACCAACAAAAACCGCAGGACAATGCCCACCAACTTGAACGAAACCATAAGAATCAGCAGCAATTGTATTAATGCCAACGCCCATGATTACTTCAGTAGCAGCATCAACATTTTCCATCAGATATGGATTGTAAATCAAAAGACCTACACCATCACCCCATTCTTCAGCTAGATTATCTTCAAGGAAAATATCACCTTCTGTACTCGCTGAAAAATCAATAGCTTCGTGGCTTTTAATCCTATACCCAATACCCGCATCAGGAGCATTTCCAGATTCTGCAGCAGCTATTGACAAATAATACCCGCTAAGTGCATTTGCGTCTTGGTCAGTAAGGTAAGCATCAACATGAATCTTATTGGTTGCGTTAGCAACACCCAATGCACCATCCATAATAACAGCAGTATCCCAGACTCCTTTAGCTACCGCAGTAACTAAACCACCCCTGTACAATGCTTCACTTGCCAGTACATACCGGTATGAGTTTCCTAATGTATCGGAGATCACTGTACCAAGTTCAAACTTCCTGGTTGTGTCATTTCGCTTAAGACCTCCTTCCGGAGGAATTTGACTGAATCCACTTGCTTTTAGTGTACTCATTATTACCTCCCGGTTTTAGGAATCGCCCATTGCAGAAAACTTATAGAACATACGTCTATTGTTTATTCCCAACTGGCCTTTCCATGTTATTTGTCCAACTCTCGCTAATTGATTAGTAGGATTCTTGAATCCAGAAAACCTGAAATTACTTGATGTAGCACGTGAATGTACATAAAGACTCAGATATTTTGTGTTCAATACATAACAATGATAGTCAGGACAAAATTCGTCTGCTACAATTGGTACGCCACGATATTCAATAACCGGAAATCCATTACTTGCAAGTGCTTTACCACGGTTACTCATTTCAAATCTCTGCATTCCTATATTCGTAGCTTCTGCCTCATTGAAAATAGCATGAGGTACAACAACCAGATTCGGCATTCCACCACCATGAGTACAAGCAGCAAATGCCTTGCCCATAAGTGTCCAGAAATATGAAGTGCTTGAAGCAACTTTCATATTCGCTTTGGTATGTGAGCCAGTATCTACATTGGATCTCCACCAGGAATAATTTGAACCGTTAATTGCACCATAAGTATTTGTAGTATTAACTGCTGTGTCCAATCCAACAATACCATCAGCATCGATACCTGTATAAAGGTCGGTTGCCATCTGGTCTTTCATGGATAGTTCAGCTTCTTTTAATGAGTTCTCCAAAAGAGTACCAACCGCGTCAGGACCATTAACCTTATCTTCATCATCCTGTGAAAGCGATACTGAGACATAGTAATTTGCCCATTCATATCTTGCACGGTTACGAGTATCTTGTGGAGTAACATCAACTGTATCAAAGCCAGAAAACGTTCCTCTAGCAGAATTTTTAGCATATAATAAACCAGCAGTAATGCGCTCCCCACCTTCAATAACAACCGATTGGTCGTTTCTTAAAGCTGTTAAGAGTGCAGAACTGTTGTATATATTGTCTGCAAATCCCGGAAGATAACGTTCCTGAACTAACGTATTTACTAAATTATAATTCAGAGCCATCTTGTGTGTTCTCCTTTAATTAAGAGAACTTTATTCGTCTATAAAAAGGCCCTCTGTGATTTCTGTATTACCAAGCCATCCCTCAGTTGCCTTACCGTAATTAGTATGTCTCTCGATCGGTTTTGTAGGCATTTCACCACTTCCAGGTTCTTTTGATGCAACTTTCTTTATCTTATCAAGATGCTTTTTGTTCTTATCTTTATCGTCCTTAGTTCCCATCTTCTGTAACTCTTCCCTGTTCTTTAAATAATAAGCATCTTCGAAATCACGAATACCTTTTTTGTTAGCAAAGTTCTCTACTTCTGTTCGATTATATTCGGGATACTTCCCGTCATTATACTTTGCTTCAAGCTGTGTGTGAGCCGTGTCAGTCCATGTATTGTATTGTCGGTTTTCATTATCAGAAAGTTTCTTTTCTAATGTTTGGACTTTTGTTACTAAATCATTCATCGCTTTATCACCTTCATCTAGCGTAACAACATCATCTGTCTTATCCCATTTAAGTCCTGACATCTCAAGTGCAGCAATAATCTTTGTGTTATCACCTGTCTTTTCCGCCTCTATTATTATCCCATTCCAATATTCCATATCACTTTGAGATTTTTCTAACTCACTTTTAACATCTTTCAGCTCTTCCTGACCCTTTTGGTATCCATAACCTTTATTGATAAGCTGTTTAGCCTTCTCAAGATCATTGGGATCACTAAGATCAAATTCCCCTTCTTCATCTCTCCACTTCCAGGGGATTGTAATTTTGCCATTGTCCTTAACGGATTGGTCTTCCATGACTATTCTCCTTTATATATCTTTTCTAAAACATCGGATTTGTTCCGGCGAATGAAGTCATCTATCGCTTCTTTTGCCGTTGCTCCGTATCCAGTTTGTATTAACTCTATATTAAATTTTCTTACAAATATCTCTCCATCCATTACATATACTTTAAAAATAACACCATCGTCGCCGAATGAACCCTCGTCAACTCTTATTTTTATCATCTTTTTCCTTCTGTTGTGAAGCTCTATAGTTTTGATCTAATCTCTCATACTCATTTATAATTTTATCATTAACTTGCTTTAACTGTTCATTCTCTTGTTGTAGTAATAAAATCTCAGACATCCTTTGTATAATCTCATACTTATCAGGATCATCCAATTTATCCAATACAGCCTGTCTATCATAAACACCATTCTGATAAAGCTGACTTGCTCTGTCTAATTTCTCTTGTCGAGAAGTTGAAAGCATCTGATCTACATCTATATGAATATCATATTTACCAAACTGTTCTTTAACCGTCTCCCAATTAATAAACTCCCAATTCCCCTTATCATCCAACATCCTAAACATCGTTTGTGGCTTAACAAATTCTATCATTAAATGAGAAATAGTTCTGCCTAATTTCTGTAGCATTCTTGCATAATGAGTTACAATTAAATCAATCGATACCATTCCTAATCCGGTTAATTGATTAACCACTACACCCGGAGGCGAACCCTTCGGAAGTTGCCCACTCAATATATCAGTCTGATGCCCAACCGTATCCATAAATTGTTCACTATGTAATTCATCCTGAAATATCTGAGGTGGAAAAGGCGGGCCAAAGTCTATTTTAAAATCATCATGTTGTTTTACGGGAATTGTCGTTCCGATTAAATTCGTAAGTTTCTTTAGCGAACCACGCAACGCATCAAATGACCTTGTAAGCATCGTTTTAATGCCATAGTTCATACGGTTTATCATTTGAGTAATTGCGTTTTTACGATGATTAATCGCATCCTGTGGATCGTATAAATCATGCCCACCAGGTTTACCCCAGTAAGAATCATCAACTATATCGTAATCCCATTTAAGTAAAAGATCGTTATATCCTATTGGTTCGTCCATTACTTCAGCGTAAGGATTAGGACCATCTTCTAAATACTTGCCTTGACAAATCATAGTCTTACGCCCGTATGGATATTTCTTACGCTTTTCTTTTTGTGGATATGAACGATGTTCTTCTAAGTGATTTGCGATATTAATTATTTGTAATTCGTCTGTTTCATTTAGTGATGCTAAATATGCTTCGTGTTGTTTTATGTGTTTAGGATGGTGTTCGTCAGGTTCTACTGTGACTTCTTCAAATACGGAGAATGCCAAATGCTCCTCTATAATTTCATCATCTTTAAAGGGGATAGGTTCTAATGTTGCATCACCGCTCCAAACTTCCCACACTAAAGAACGACCAACCGCTTCACTTGCAAATTTACTTAACTCACCACGCCATATTTCTGACGGTGCTTTATTATCACCAGATTGTTCATAACTTTTCTGTACAGTACCATTATCAATATCATCAACAATCGCCTCTGGACTAACCTTAACTTTCCACTCTTCTTCTATGTCAGTAACGTTCATTGGATATACGTGTACCCAAAAACGTCTATCCCGTTCTCTTTTAGCATCTGGGTCTATTATAATCTGATTAGCATTTACGGGGATTGCATCTGGAAAGCCATTATTATGTACAAATATTTTAACATGAGATGATCCGGCATTCCACGCTTCATTAATAGAAACTTCGCCTTTATCATCCCAATTAATCATATCCCACATTACACCACCAACTAAATCATTTAACGCATCGGCTGTGTATATAGCACCCTCTTGTCTTGGGAGAAATCGCCACTTAGGTTTTTTGGATAATATATGGGCTAATCTTTGGTGGGCTATCTGACCAAACTTATTCCAAACCTGATTACCATACCGGTCAGGTCTAAGTTTAATCTTATGTCTACCATTTCGATAATTGATAGACTTTTGACGCTTACGTAGTATGCCTTCATGCTCCATGCCTTTACGGCCATAGTCAATTAACTTCAGGGCATAGGCAACGACATCGTCTTGCGCTTTACTTTGATTGTTTGTCTGGGCCATAACACATCCATGTGTTTTATATTTCTACTATTCCGTTTTTTGCTCTTCTTGTTTATCTGACTTCCAAAAATCATAAGACGAAATAGTTTTCTGATAATCTGCCTCAGTCGGCTCTTCGTATATCTCAGAATCCTCAAGCACTCTAGGCTTATTATCAAATTCAAACACCCTCTCCTGGTACTTCCTTGTGCCAAGAAAGAATGCGCCAAGCATCCCTAGGATACATACTACCAACATAATTATAGCATATAGAATATCTATCATGCTTGTTCCAACTCTGATTTCGGGAATTTACGCTCTAATGATATTTTGTCAATACTACCTGGTTGGAATAAATCGTTGCCATCACCGTCTTTACAAACCTCCTCAGAAACTTTACCCTTTAAGGGTTTATAAAGACAATAGAAATTAACAGCTTCCCTCATTACTGCTTGTGTACCAGGGCCAAGCCTTTTAAAATAAGGCTGACCATCAACATCACGATTAACTAACGCATCCTTCATGTGCTCATTAAGAAAACGTCTTTGAGTTGTCGTTAAGTTCTCCATCTCTCTCCTATTTTTAGAAAACTACATGAACTTACTTAACAAAAATACTTTTGTCAAGTAATAATTGTATAAAGTACAATTGTATAAAGTACAATCCTATTCTAATATCGCATCCCTACATAACTTTCGTATTTTCTGTAAAGCCTCTTTCTTTAATTTAGGATATAATTTATCCCGTAAATGCCATTCCTCACCACTCCCGTAAATGCCATTCCTCACCACTAATAAAAATATGGGCGATAGCTTTTTTGGGTACATAGAACTGTTTAAATTTACCACATATATTTACTTCTGTCATCCAATGTGTTTCTATTATTTTATCCAAGAATCGCATCCTTATAGTCAAATTCTACCGGATCGTCGTCATCAAAACTAATATCTATACGCTCACCTTTGGAATTTACATAAGTTGTCTCATCCTCCGTTGGCATTCTTATTAGTTCATCCGGGTTATAATCTTCTATATACGCACACAGCCTACCTTCGTTCTCCATCATGTGATCCTGACGATCGACAGGTTTCGGTTTAATCTTCTCATGCTCTTCGGCTGCTTTACCTTTATACACTGTAAAATGCCAGTTCCTTCTTTCTAGCCTCGTAATTACCAAATCATCAAATGTGAATAATTGTGGCCTTGCTTTAGGATACAGTTTCAACACCATATCAGGATTACCCTTCGATCTTGCTAACTCACTTACAGGCATATCTTTATGATACAACGTAAGAAGTCCACCTACCCTTAGAATATTATCTTGTCTTTTTTTACTGCCTCTTTGTACAAATAAACCTAAATCCTCTAACTGATCTGCAAATATCTTATCTTCAGGTCTACGCTGATCAGGGTCCCACGCCATTGGATCACATAAGATATGATCGTGCTTTCTACCTAACCTAACTTCCATCATATCAATATAATACTTAATCTCTTGTGGAGAGCCATGTTCAAACACTTCACCAACATTATACATATTAGGCTTACCGTCTATCAGTTCATGGAAAAGACCATCATAATCTGCCCATTGCCATAACATCGCGTGTTCGATTTGGGGGTGAGGGTCAATACCCAGAAGTAACAACCCTTTATCTCTAGGAATTTCAAACCTCGGAATAACCCAAGGCTTTTCGTCCTTTGCCATCTTATATACATTCCCACCCCTACGCTTCCGCTTACCATAAATACGTATATCTACATCTGTCTCATCTGCACATTGTTTCAAAATCTCTTTAACAACTTTCTCAGTGTTCATGGGATTATCATACGTAGACATCTCCATTACATAAATAGTAGGATCTCCCTGCTCACCTTTTTGAAATATCTTCTCCTCCGTCCATGTTACACCTTCAATAGCTGTCGCTCCATATAATATACGCCCATTTACTGAAATTCGACGCATATTATTTTCAGTCCAAAATTCTTGAGGAATCTCCTCATCTACCTGGATTACGTGACGAGCAGCACCACCATGCACTTTAGGATCTTGTGCAATAGTCATAAACTCCATAAAACTACCGTCTTGCCATTTTATAATTCTTTTGTTCTGATTCTCATAAGCAACTTCTTTTAGCATACTTTGAGTAGCCCACTTCTCATACTCAGGACCTATAACCTTTTCTACATACGTAGTAAAATCAGGTGCTACACATCTTGCATATATAGGGGGCATTGTTATCCATTTCTTCTCCAATACTAACTTCTGACACCATTTACGCACCCATGTAACATCATGGGTTACACCTTTTAAATCTCTGTATTCATCTAAAGCCTCATCTGCTAATTTTTTCAAGTTTTCTTCCTGTAAGGGATGCCATCCCTCTATTTGCATAACGATGTCCATACAAATACCGGAAGTCTTACCCGCTCTATTCCCTGCAGAGGATGCTTTAATACCGTGAGGTTGTAGATACCATTTAAACAACTTCAGATTAGGAGCAAACAGATACTTACCCCTTGCCTGCTCCCACACACCAACTTGAGTAGCAATCTTCTGTTTTTCATCCTTAGATACTTCGTCCCACTTATCAGCTTTGACAATCTTCTGAATGTCAAGCATCTGATGAATAGGACGATCTTTTTCAAGATACCAGAACATTATTGAGGTCGCATTTCAATCAACTTACAGCCTATGTAAGTATTAGCATCACTACTACGAACTATTTGTATCTTACCCCATGCCATACAACTCTCTTTCGAACAATTAACCCTACCTAACCCTGGAGCGTATGTAAATGGACATATCCTTTTTTCACTCATCTTTATCCTCCTAATCTGTTTTAGTAATATTTTCAGAGCAAACCTAATACCATATTTCTTTACGTTTATATGAAATGGTGGTGTACAATCCACAACATTCTCTGGTTTTATCCACCACGCTTCACTCATTAGTCTGGATCTTTAACGTTTACATCTTGTTCCTGGTCGCCTAAACCATGTCTTATCTTATAATACAACCAGTGTTTCTCTTCGTAAATCTGTTGGCCTATATGACCTAATTGAATTTTAGGATCTACCATTATCTTATAACCAACACTCCTAACCTGCTCCCAGAACGGGAAATCCTCGGTATTATTGTCTATCTCGTATTTTATAAGAAAATCCAACATATCCACAGTCTCATACATAGAATGTTTTCTATAATAAAAATACGGAGGTTTTAACTTTAAAAATACTTCCCTATCAATCTTTGCACATCCCATCCCGGTATTAAATACCTCAAATATTTTATCCGTAGGGTAATCCATCATTGGAATAGCCATATAATGCTTCGTGACAGCATCATACGGACCTTCTGTATAAATAATAGGATGATATGGTTTCCCCTTTAAATAGTACATACCACATAGAATAGGCAACTCCGGTTCTAATAGTTTAACCAATATATCGTGTGGCAATACATGATCTATATCAAGAAATATCGCAATATCAGGTGC